CTTATCTCCACCATCAGTAAGTCAAGCCCGCGCTAAAAATTTTTCTAAGATTTTAGCGCGGGTTTTGTCTTGCTATTTTACGTCTCCGAAACCAGATACCTTCCACTCGATCTCAACTCTATCGCCGGGATAGACGATTACCTTAGATATGAGCATATCCACAAGTGAGCGTGTCAGCGTATTTATGCCCGATACGCTCTCTGCTGTTCTGTGCAAATCGTCGTTTATCGCTTTGGTTGCAATCAACTTTCCATTTTCAGCAACAAGATTGCTATAAGCATAATTCAAACGGGTAAGCTCGCTATCAACGTCTGCTTTTAACGCTTTGTACCCATCCTGATCTATCTCGCCAAGGATCAGGCGCTCGTACAAGCTGCGCTTTTCATCCTGATATGTTTCCATCTGTTTCTCGATTTCAGCTTGACGTGCTATTTTCAGTTCAAGGTCGCCGATTTCGCTTAATCTGTCTGTGTTCAAGATGACCTGAACATACTTGGAGATGACATCAAACAGCATATCCGAGAGTTCCTGAGCGGATACGCTCAACCTGTAGCACTCGGCATCGGACGCAGTACGCGAAAAATTGCAATGGAATCGGGCATTCCTTGTGCTGCTCAATCTCATGACGTGTCCGCAGCATCCGCATACGACCTTGCCTTTTAGTGGGCAGTCAACACTTCCGTACCTTTGCGAAGTGCCTATTTCCCTCTTGCGCTTCGTTTCGCTTTTTGTGCATATAACGTCGCGAACCGCGTCAAACAAAGGTTGTTCTATAATTGCCGGATGATGGCTGGGTATTTTATACCATTCGCTTTCGGGCTTTTTTATAACTTCGCTGCTGCCAACGTCCGCATTCTTGGTTCTACCCGCGATATAGACGCCGGTATACTGTTCTTCGCGCAGCATACCGTGGATGCAGGATAGCGTCCACGAGCAGCCATTGTTGTTCTGCCAGCCCTTGTGTTTACTTGGAGTGGGGCATTTTTCTTCATACAGCCGTTTCGCTATCTGAGCGAGGCTATTGCCATCAAGAGCGAGTTTGAAGATAAGCCTGACCGTATCGGCGGCGGTTTCGTCAATAACCATTTTGCGTTTATCATCCAGCTTGTACCCAAACAGGCAGTTCTTGTGAACATACTCCCCGCGCCGCATTTTTTCGTGTTTTGCAGTCGTTATCTTTTTCGAGAGGTCGCGGCTATAGTATTCGTGCATCAGGAACTTGAACGCGACCTCCATTCCACCCGTGGCACCCTCATAGTCAGCGGAATCGAAACCATCGGAGACGGATATAAAACGGACATGGAACAACGGGAACACGCGCTCAATAAAATATCCTGTCTCAATCGCGTTACGCCCGAACCTGCTGAAATCTTTGACCGCTATGCAGTTGACCTTGCCCTCGCGGACGTGTTCTAAAAGCTGCTGCACCGCAGGGCGCTCGAAATTTGTACCGCTGAATCCGTTATCAACGAATTCGATTGTTTTGGTATTGGGTATATCAAGCTCCATGATGTGCTTTCCGATTAAGAGACGCTGGTTTTCGATGCTCATGCTGTCGCTCTTGGAGTCGTCGAGCGAGAGCCGTATATACTTCGCTATTACATACTCTGCCATCAGGCGCACACCTCCCGAAACTCGTCGCTGTACCGTAATATGATTTCAAAACTTTTATCGGGGTGGACAAGTATCCTGTCTATAAGCCTTTCGATGATTTCCGCACTCAGGCTGTCATTTTCAATCAACGACGCAACTGCGTCAGCCATATCGCGGTATCCTTCCAAACGAGCCTCCATATCGCTCCGTAAGTTCCGAATCTCATTTGCCCGGTCTGACATGGCGGCGATTTTGGCTTCATAATCTGCTTTCATCTGAATAAACTCATCAAGCGTTATCATACCGCTGACCATGCTCTCATATAGGCTTCGGAGCATACGCCCGTCTTTGTCAAGGTTTCCGTTGATCTCGCGGAGTTCCGCATCGTAACCAGCTTCCGCTTCCTTGCCGTATGCCCTGTCGATGCTGGCGTGTCTGCCGAGTATGGCTTCCGACTGTTTATGGAGCAGCGTTATGACGCTATCCTTCAATTCTTCCTCCCTGACCGATACCGGGACGCAGGCGTCTTTAGCGTATTTCCAGAGCGTCCGGCAACGATACCAGTAGACGCCGTTCCAGCCCTGCCTGTGACGGTGCATAGCCCGGCCACACTTGGCACAAAACACTTTGCCCTTGAATATATGCTGACTGTATGGCGACGTTGCGCCGCGATTCACGTTATACCGGTCGGCAGCCTGACGCATATTGATTTGCGTTTCTTCAAAGAACTCGCGGCTTATTATCGCTTCATGCGTGTCAGGTACGCAAATCCACTCGTCGGGCGGAACGTCTATTTGCTTGCCATTGACTTTCCTCGTCTTGCCCTGTACCATGTCACCGACATACACCCTGTCGCAAAGGATTCTCCTGACTTTTCTCTCCTGCCAGTATTCACCGCTGACTGAATCGCCGTTTGTGCTGATGCCGATGGCCTGCTTGTATCTGCTTGGCGTCGGCGTGTCGGCATTGTTCAGGTTGCGGACGATTTCACCAATGCTATGCCCGTCGTGCGCCCAATCGAATATCTGGCGTACTATCCCTGCGGCTTGCTCGTCCATTATGAGCCTGCGGCAATCGTCCGGGGCTTTCGAGTACCCGAACGGAGCCATGCGCCCGACATAGCGCCCGTCGTTTATGTTCTGGCGCTGCACGGCGCGGCACTTGCGCCCGATGTCAAGCGCGTAGGATTCGCTTATAATGTTCTTTAGGGGCAGTAAAATACCGCCGTCGCCGTCGTTCGAGTCGAACCCATCCGTCACGGCAATAAACCTCACTCCGAGCGCGGGCAGATACTTCTCAAGATAATACCCCGCGTCTATCGCGTTCCTGCCGAAACGGGTCAGGTCTTTTACGATGATGCAGTTGATACTGCCGCTCTCTGCGTCCAGAAGCATTTGCTGAAACCCCTGCCGCTCGAAGTTCGTCCCGGTCGCGTTGTTATCGGAGTAAATGTTTTGTAAACGAATGTCGGGAGCGGCGGCGATGAAGTTTTCAATGATATTGCGCTGCGTTTCGAGCGAATCGCCGCGCTTCTTCTTGTCGTCCGACGAGAGCCGTATATATGCGGCTGCGTTATAGAACACGCTTGCCGCGATAGGCTCGGCGATAGCCGCGTCAAGATTCTTTCTGCTTTTGCGAGCCATCTTACGCAACCTCCTTTTGGAGAAGCGCAATGGCGTTCTCGTATTCCGCCTGATAGTTAAAGGTGATGACAAGCTCGGTCTTGCTTACGATGCGGATGCTGTGTATAAGGCTTACAACAGTGCGGCGGTCTATCTCGGACAAGCCCTCGTACCTTTTGAAATGCTCCGTCCATCGCAGGCGTTCGCCTTTCCCCTCAAGCGCGTTTTCAATTTGTTGCCTGAGCTTGTCGATTGCGCCGCGCAGACGTGTCTCGTCGTCCGTGTATTTCGCTTTCAGCGTCTTATAGTCGTCTTTTGAAATGACGCCGCTGATCATGTTTTCGTACAGCGTGGATTTGAATCCGCCGATCTGTTCAAGCTGCCGCTCGTTTTCGTCGATCTGCGAAGCGTACCGTTTTATAATGGCGTCGGCGACACGCCGCCCATCGCTGCTTGCGATGACGGAATCAAGGGAAGCCACATTTGCGATGTGCGCCCTGACACTTTCCAGTATGCACCCGGCAAGGTCGGATTCTTTAAGGTTTACCGCTTCCGTGCATCCATGCTTCTTTGTCGTCGGGCAATAATAGTAGTGGTACTTCTCGCCTTTGTAAGGCACGGTTTTCCTCGTCATGCGCGCCCCGCAGCATCCGCAGATAAGGACGCCGGAAAACATATACACCATATTGCCGCCCGGAGCGGTTCGGGTATCAAGACGCATGATTTTATGGGCGAGGTCATAGTCTTGTTTTGGCACAATCGCCTCGTGCGCGTCCTCGGTACGCTTCCACTCTGATTCGGGCTTGTCGATAAGGTCTTTTATTTTGTAGTTCAGCGTACCTTGCCGCCCCTGAATGAGCGTACCGGTATAGGTTTCGTCATTCAGTATGCGTATCACCGTCGTCGGCGACCATTTCGCGCCGTCCCTGTCCGCATAGCCGCCTTTGGGATAAGGCAAGCCGCGATCCTTTTTGTAGGCAATCGGGGAAAGATAGCCGAGGCTGTTCAATGCCTCCGCGATTTTCAGCGCGCTCATCCCGTCGATTTTCATGCGGAATATGTCGCGCACTACGTCGGCGGCGTATTCGTCGATGGCAAGGCGGTTATGGTTGCCGTCCGCTTTCTTGTATCCATAAACCGGGCAAGCGCCTACGAAATCGCCGTTTTCCCGTTTAACGTTCAGCGCGGAGCGGATTTTGATCGATATGTCGCGGCAGTATGCGTCGTTTATTATGGACTTCACCGAGACAACAAGGTCGTCGCCGCTGTCTTTCAGGGTGTCGATGTTGTCATTTATCGCGATGAACCGCACCCCGTAAGCCGGGAATATCCTGCGCAGGTATCTCCCCGTTTCAATGTATTCGCGTCCGAGGCGGCTGAGGTCTTTGACAATCACGCAGTTGATCTTGCCGCTTTCGATGTCGGCTATCATTTCTTTGAACGCTTTACGGTCGAAAATGATGCCGGAAACGCCGTCGTCTACCTTTTCCTCGACGGCTTCAATATCGGGATGGCTCTCTATGAAGCTGTCGAGCAGCTTGCGCTGGTTTTGAACGCTGTCGCTCTCGCTTGTCTTGTCGTCCGTATAGGACAGGCGAATATACTTCGCCGCTTGATATGTCTTTTCTGCCATTTCTATGCACTCCTTGTTTTCAGACTTTCCCAAAATCCGAATACAAGGAGCGCGGGCCTGCCGGTTATTCTTTTTCGCTTATAAGTGTAGCACCGCACTTTGGGAAAGTCGATTTTGTCGTGTTGTTATTTGAGTATGCGGCAAGGTCAAACCATCAGCCGTTGCAGGCAATCTTCCAATGTGACGCCGTTTTCGGCAAATATCGCCGTGACGGTAAACTTGCCGCATCTGAAATGATACGGGTCTTTTATTTGCCGCACATATTCGGCGATCCGCTCCTGTTTCGGCAGGCTCTTATCTACCGAAACGTCGTTGATGTCAACCAGTTCCGTGGTTTCGTTTTGATTGATCACTATAATGCCCCCAATCTAAAAAAGCACCTTTTCCCAAGTTGGGAAAAGGTGCGAAAGTCCTGTTATTTGAAGTATTCTGACGATTTCTTCTCTCTGAAAAAACGGCTCACGTCGCCGATGCTGGCCGTCACGCGGCAGTCCGGTAGGGCGGCGAGGACGCGCTCCCGATACGCCCCGATGCTGTTTGC